CTACTGCATCAACCATGTATTCATCACCACAAACTTTAGGGCGAGAAACGCCCTTATGGTCTGCTAATAATGTTGTTGTGTGTACTTGTGCCAACTAAAACGCCTCACTGTCCAATTGCTTGAAAGTAAACTACATCACCGCTTGTGCAAATTAAGTTAGCAGTTCCACTTGCTAGCGGTAGTGCTGACTTAATTGTAGCCGCTGCTGCTTCTACTGCTGCGCCTTTATGTGTAATTACGATACTTTCTATTAAAGAAAGTCCGGTTACAATATCACCGTCTGCGCTATCGGATGTGGTTTGACCACATACCAATCTTCTGTTTCCTTCTAAGTTCATTTCTAAATGTATTACTGTTGTAAATGCCATATATATCCTCTCCTTTTTTCCTCACTGTATGTTTGTTATCTTTCCTTGACCTCGGAAGAAGGAACATCCTACTTCACCAATTGTTCGATACAAAGCCCTGTTTCCTAGAGTTCCTACACCAAATGGATTACCATTAGCGATTCCGTCTTCAAAGTATTGTGTAGGTTTCATTACTGAAAGCCACAAATGGTCTGTATCAAGGAATAATAGGTCACTTAGTTTTGTTGAAGCACCGCCAGTTTGACACATATCCTTAACTGGGATAAGTGGTATATCGTAGTAAGTAGCAACTCTAAAGCCCATTTCTTGGCCTTTAGTTCCTCTAACACCGTTTACTGTTGGTACGATTTCTTTTCTGTCCATAAATCTCTCTTGGCTTTGTAACAAATCAGCAAGTGCTTGAATTGTATCATATCCAGTTAGAATAACCTTTGGAGAACCACCGGCTAATTTTAGATTTCTAATCATATCGTTAAGTCTTGTTAGGGTCAATGAACGAACATTTCCTGCGGCGTAGCCACTACCAAAGTCTACTTCTGCATCAAGGAAAGAGGCTGCGGAGAATCTTTCACTACCGTAGATTTTTCCTAGTGCGTTAGAAGCGGATGTTGTATCAGTTGCTAGAACTCCACCATCAATTGCTAATAGTTCTGCTCTTGAGGTAATAACCTTGTTTAGAGAAGTATAGTTGTTTCCGATATTTGGCATAGCGGCGACTTCACCATAATGTTCTAGTGGCATAACCAACATTTTGTTTTGTACTTCAGCATGGTGCTTACCCATATCTTCACGCATTTGCGCTCTAATATCGCCAATTCCATCATCAATTTGTGCCATTTCCATAGCAAGTTCACTGAAATCAAATTGGTGTGCAACTACTTTAGGACTCATGTTTAGTTGAGCGTAAGTTGGTGCAATCGGGCCAAGTCCATCTTGTGCTGTTGATAGTGCCGCATTCTCCGGTACACCACCAATCATATCTGCTCTTGGGCTATCCGAACCTAGTTCTGCTAAGTTTTCTGTTCCACTTGCATCAACAGTAAACAAGTTACCGCTTCCACCGGAAGGTCTTGACTTTAGAACTCTCCATCCGCTAGAACTGTAAGGTCTTTTTGAAATCATTGAAAGAGCGTTAACTTCTCTATTCAACATTGACCATACTTTTTGTCCGTAAACAATATTGTAAAGTGCAGATACATCACTAACAGCACTACCGGAGAATGCCGGAGAACCATCGTGTCCTGTGTGTATTCCACCAATAGCACCGGCTTGCTTCAAAAGAGCGTTACCGGCAGGTAGATTGTTTATTCCATATGTGCTTGCTTCTAAGTCTGCGATTGTATTAATATATCCTGTCATCTTAAATTCCCCCTACCATCTTGTGAATGTCCGACCAATCCATGTTAGCCATTTCATCCATACTTGGGAGTTTTGCTTGTACTTCTTCTTGAGCCTTTAGAATAGTTTCCTTTTCTGCGGTCAATGATTTCCTTAGTTGTGTAAATTCATCTTTAAGAGAAGCAATCTCGCTAGCCGCATCATAGTTTGCCTTTGCGATTGTGTTTTCTCTTGATGTAACTTCAGTAGCGAATCTTGCTTGGAATGATTTCTTTAGGTTATCATAAGCAAGAGTTTCTAACTGCTCTTGTCGGAAAGCCTCGTAAGCCTTCTCGATGTTTCCAACTGACAAATCTAGTGTGTCAAATTCACCGTTACCAAAAGACTTTACTACTGGCATATCGGATGAAGTTGGTTTACCATTGTTAATTACAATACGGTCAGCAGGTTCTCCAATTTGGTTTCCTGCACCATCAAGAGTTCTTAAGTAAGCCTTTGCTTCTTCATCTTGATATTCGTCGGCCATTTCGGTTTCATCAGCATTTTCCATGTCCTCTTCGTCTTCTTTGTCCATGTAATTTCCTCTTTCCATGTCTTCTTCATCAGCCATTTCATGTTCTTCAGTATGGCCTTTTTCATCCATCTCTTCTTCTTTACGAAGCGTATTTACTTCTTCTAGCAAAGTATCTAACTCCGCTAATGCTTTTTCTAGTTTTTCACTCATGTTTATGTCTCCTTTATCTTGTTTCAAAATATCGAACCTCGCTTCGGGGTTAATTCCTTTTTCGCATATAGTAATTTCATGCAACTCTAACTTGCTGATTTCATTATAATCACCTAAGTTTTCGTGGCTTTTCTTTACTTTTTGGAGGGCTTGGCCTCCTATGCTAAAAGACCTTAATGACCCTTTGCGAATGTTTCTGCCAACTTCCTTGGCTTTTTCTATATCGTCTCGTAGTTTAATTACTACAAAGAAACCTACATCATCTACTTCGGACTTCCATAGTCGCCCGCTAGTATCTCTATAAGAATCTACAACTTCTCCAACTTGAACATTGGAATGGTTTGTCATAACATTTCTAAATTTAGAGTCTCCCATAAATTTAGTAACTGCTTCATTAAGTGCCTTTAGTGTGATTAAGTCATTTTGCTTATCAACTATCTCTATGCTAGCATATCCACCAATCATTAAATCATCAGTTCTAGCCTTGAGGATGGAGAACCCATCATTTCTCGTTGCTAATACTGCCGATGACATTTCGCTCAAAAGGAAAAAATCTCCTTTTGATATATAATACACACGGTTATTTTAAACGATTAGTCCTCATTTGGAGGTAATTCAAGACTACTGTATTTATCTTCATAAATATTCCATAGTCCTCTATCACTATCAGTATCAGCAGGTTTTTGTTCATAGCCTGTCCATGCTAGCCACATTCTTTTTCCTTTAACTTCAAGCATTCTAACATGAAGTTTAGTTTCAAACTTATTACCATCTAAGAAATACTCATGGTAGCCTTCCTTTTGAACGCCTAATTTAACATCTCCACTATCAATGACTTTACGCTTAGATATGCTCTTAGCAACCATAGCAGGGAACTTACCGGCCTTGCCAAACAATTCAAAGATGTCATCTTTACTATCTAATCTTACCATCCAGTTGATGCTCTCATCGCCTAACTTCATAACAATATTTAGATTATCATCATCTCTAAGATATACCTTAAACTCACCACTTCTGTATTTTTCGGGAGTTTCATATTCTTTTTTAATGGTGTCCATTAATATCTTATCATGTTCAGCAAACAACTTTTTTGTTTTGGCATCAAAAGATATTCCATCTCTATTCTCAAACCAATCCTTTACTCGGCTTTCTTTACTTTCTAGTATGTCTTGATATTCTTTTTTGTGATTTTTTACTAAGAAATTATGAACAACTTTCGGTACTTGTGCGCCCTTTTCCTTTAAGAAATTAAATATAGCAACAGTAAGTTTAGATTGTTTTGTTTTCATTATTTCTTCTGCTTGTTCTTTCCACAGGTCTAAATCCATTAGTGCATTCTTGGCCATTAGATTGTCTTCTTCAAATCCATAGATAGTAAAACCATCCATGTCTCCTTTGATTATAATATTGGCTTCGCCGTGAATATGGTCAGAAACTACAATCCCTTTCTCTACTTCTTCTACATTATATTTCAAAGACTTATCCGTATCGTTGATTAGCATTTGTAGAGTAACTAACTTATCCGGTGTCTTACTTTCAGCAATTTCATTTATCTTTGCTGAATAAACAACTGGCTTACCCTTAACTTGTTTTACTTTATCAATAGAAACTCTAACAACTTCTCCGACATCTGCTGAAACCTTAGTATTAGTAGCACTACCTACATTAAGATAATTTACACCTTCTATTTTTTCACCATCTTCTTCAACTGGCCCCGCCCCTAACTTATAAGAAAAGTTAGAACCACTCTTTTTCTTATCAAGTACAATTAAATCTAACTCAACAAAAGGTTTCCATCTAATCCACTTGGGGTTTTTCTTTGTTCCTAAGTAGTAAGTTGATGTAGAGTCTTTAATCATAGCACCTTCAGCAGTAGGCATTTCCATAATCTTCTTAGCATACTCTTCAACATCCTTTAGACTATCAGCAACTCTTGTATCTTTTTTAGATGGGAATGTTAAGGCTTCACTAGAATGTATAGAATAGTTATTGAACATTATTTGCATTCTGTTTTGTAATGTATCTTCCATGAGATTTTCTTCGTTGTGTCTCATAATATCAAACACATGAATTCTAGCCTTGCCCTCTCTTTTTCCTTCTAAGTATTCTACCGCTTCTTTTCTTTTAAGAGAATCCTCTCCGTCAAATAAAACTAATGAAGCATCTAATATACAGTCTCCGAATTGTTTCTTTTTCAATTCTTCTATTGCGTCTTTACATTTACTAGATATATCTTTACCTGTATAATCATAGACTTTTATATTCTTATCTATTTTATGAAGTTGTATTCTAAATCCATCATATTTTTCTTGGACATAGTATTCTCCACTAAACCCTTTTAGTTCATTCATATCTTCTATTGTAAATATTCTATACATTGGTTTGTTAGGAATAATAAAATCACTTTGGGCTTTCTCTTCATCAGATTTCTTTTCTTTCAAGATAGTTTTTTTATCTTTATCAGTTTCATCCTTGGCTTTAGTTTCATCTACATCTGTATCTATGTCTTCTAATTCAAGCCACTCTTCTTTAGTGTTCTTAGATAAGAATATTAATTCTAGCATATTCATAGCGGCCTTCACCTTAGACTCCACTTTCTTAGAATCTTTATCGTCGCCATAATGCTCTATAATGTAAAGTGCAACATCATCAACTTCTAAGTCTAGTCCAGTTAAACCTTCAGTAATATCATCGGGCTTCATATCTTTAATTGAATATGCTTCTTTAGGTAGTGCTTTATCATCTTCTCTAATAGCATAGTGAACAAACTTAATCATAAGTTCGGGTGAATCTAATAATGCTTCTAATACATTACCTTTAAATTTTTTAGCGAAAGGGTCACTAACTTCTTCCGAAGAATATCTTAATGCTTTAATTCCTTGATATAATTTTTCAGCATTGTTTGTTGTTGGGTCGGAAGCATCTTTAGATTCTAGTAGGTCTTCCTCAATGTAATCCTTAAGTTCATTTGAAAGAGCATCGCTCATTTCATATGCTTCTTTGATTTTGTTTACTGCGTTTCTCCATTTAGAACCGTATTCCTTTGGGTCGGTTCTTGCTGAAAGATAAGCGACTCTTGTTCTTTCAAAGAGTCTTAGAATATCTGTGGATATTGACTTATCCTTCTCAATAAGGAGGGGCATACGGCATCAGTCTTTTTTCATTTGTTCGCCCATTCTACCAGTCATTCTTTTTGGAGGTCTTCTTCTAGTTCGGCCACCCGCCATCATAGAATCATATCCTGTTCTTTTTGTATAGTTTCTTGACATTTTTATACGCTTAATTGACTTATCTCTTACCTTTCCAAAATCTTTTCTTACTATTGTTTCTAATACATCTTCAATTGGGTCATCACTTTGCGTTGGTATTAGAGTTTCCCATTCATCTTCATAGTCATAATCTTCAAAACCTAATTCTTTATCATCAGGCATCATAGTATTCCAAGTTGCCTTATACCATTTATCATAGGCTCGCAATAATTCTTTCTTGGCCTGTTGTGCAATTTTTCTCGCTTTAGTTCTTTCTTCATCGGATTTCTTTAAACTCTCACCCGCTAAGCCATACCCTTCATTCTTTTGAGTTTGATTAGTAATCTTAGAAGCGTCTTGCACCTTTGGCCTCTTAATCTTAACTTCCTCTACGCTAGTATCTACTTCTTTTACTTGAGTAGGCTCTATGTTCATTCTCTTTTTTGCGCTCAATTCTTCTTTAGCCTTTCTTG